GGTGAGCAGGGAAGTAGCAGAAGAGAAGGAGACTGAAGCTGTAGTCAGGTATCTGGCCCACTGTGTTAAGCAGGGGGAAGCTTATTACTATGAGGGCAGTGGGCAGAGAATGAGCCACTTGGACGGCATCCTGACTACTGCTGATTATATGAAGGCTGCAATAGAGGTGAAGTGGAGGAGATTTGATTATGAGACTTTAATGAAGTTTCACCAAGGTGAGTTACTGGTTGGCTCTGAGAAAGTGCTGGCTGGCAAAGCTTTTGCCTATGCTTTTAAGTTGCCTACAGTGTTGCTGTATTTGCTGGAGGATTGCCTTCTGGTGCAGCAGTTGGTTGATGAGAAGGGTGATACTCCAGAGATGATTAGGGAAGTTTGGGAGGAAGGACCGAAGACAGATGAAGACAGAAGCAGAACAAAAAAACAAAACGCATTCTACAAAGCAGAAACAGCAGAAAAGATCAGACTCTGATTGTGATCTTTTTGCAGAGAAGATCTTTAAGCTGAAACTGCATCCTTGGCAGAAGAAGGTGCTGCAGAGCCTTAGTAAACCTAAGACTAGGATAGCACTAAAGGCCGCCAACGGATCAGGAAAGACAGCAATGTGCGCAGCACCTGCAGCCTTGTGGCACGCTCTGCTATATCCTAACAGCGTTTGCGTAACTACTTCAGGAGTTTACAGGCAGGTGAAGGAACAGATGTGGCCAACTATTAGAAGCTTGGCTAGGAAGGTTGGAGGTTTGGGAATACAGATTAATCAGACTGAACTGAGTACGCCTAACGGCAGCAGGGTGATAGGGTTTAGTACAGATGATCCCGGTAGGTTTGAGGGCTGGCACGCTGATAATCTGCTGATGATTATTGATGAAGCTAAGACAGTTAAGGATGAGATTTTTATGGCACTGGAACGATGCCAGCCAAATAGGGTTTTACTGATGTCATCACCGGGAGGCTGTAAGGGGCAGTTTTATAAGTGCTTTAGTAAGGAACAGGAATTTTGGGATTTACATACAGTCACTGCCTACGACTGCCCCCACATAGATCCCAAGTGGATCGAGCAACAGATAGAGAAGTGGGGAGCATCACATCCTTTGATCAGTTCGATGATACGGGCTGAGTTTATGGAAGAGTCTGGGGAATCCACAGTTATCCCTTGGGACAGTTTGATGCACTGTCTGGAGAATCCTCCAAAGAAACAGAAGGGTGAGGTAGTGGCTGCTGTGGACTTTGCAGCAGGAGCTGATGAGAATGTTATCTGTATCAGAACGGGCAACCACGTTACCAAGCTGATCAGTTGGAGAGATAAGAATACAATGGCAGCCTGTGGCAGGTTTGCCTTGGAGTTTGAAAGAGCAGGATTGAAACCTCAACAGATCTTTTGTGATGCTGGAGGATTAGGGCTGCCAATGGCCCAACAGTTGGCAGAAATGGGCTGGCCAATGCACCAGATCAATCTGGGCAGTAGAGCCTTTGAGCCTGACAGATTTGCAAACAGATCTGCAGAGATGTGGTTTAATGCAGCCAGACAAATAGAGAAGGCTGACATTGTTCTACCAGACGATGAGATCCTGCACGCACAGCTTACAAATAGAAGAGTACAGACTACAAAGACAGGGAAGCTAAATCTGGAAAGCAAAGCAGAATGCAGAGCCAGAGGATTCAGTAGTCCAGACAGAGCTGATGCCTTTGTAATGGCAGCCTCCTACAGCTCAGAGTTTCTAATGGATTCTGGACCTAAACAGGCAACACTAGAGGACATCTTTGCAGAGGGGTTAATGGAACTTAATGATGAAAATCAATTACGGACGCAAATGGGGATTAACATAGGATGATAAAGGTAATAAGATTAATTTTGGAAATACTAAAACAAGCTTTTGGTTATGCTAAAGAAACAGAAAAAACACAGATACGGAAGCAGGCTAGTGATCGTCGTGATAGGAAGCTGTCTGCTTTGGACAGTTGGCTGCAAAACCCCTCTAAGGTTGGACAACACGAAGAGACTGGTGGAGATGAACCCAGAGGGATTCAGGGACGCACTGGAGAGCAGCCCAGCGGGGAGGAAGTTCGTTAAAGACAGCTTAGAAGTGATTATAGATCTGGAGTATGAACTGGAGAAAGGGACAGAATGACAGAGGAACAAGAGCAACATTTAACTGAATTAACTGATACCTTCAGGCAACTCTTCACTGAAAAGTACAGGAAAGGGCAGGCTGAACATAAAGATAACTTGTGGGACAGAGTTCCGCTGGTGAATGACTCTATTGAGGAGGCTCTGGATAGCTTTGCTTATGCAGTAACACTAAAAAACCAGCTTGAGCAGGTAAAATTTCACATTGAAACAGCTAGGAATCAGTTGCAAAGTGATCCCGGCGACTGTGAAAAGCACTTGGGGAAAGCATTAGCCTTCCTTAAATAGTTCTTTTTCGCAGTTGTCATATCTGTGTGGCCGTCCTTCCTTCTGGAGGGGCGGCTTTTTTTATGACTAACGAAGAGCAAGCAGATGCTTTTTCCACAGATCTAACCAGATTAGTAAACAGATACTTGGTGGAGTTCGATATAAGCTACCCAACAATGGTAGGAGTGATTCATATGCACGCTGCTGCCTTAGCCTTGGAAGGTGTTTTAGAAAACAAAGATGAAGAAGAGGCTGACTGACTAAGATGGACAGGGAAAAATTAAACGCTAACGTATTACAAGACTTAGCAGACAGAAGCCTCTGGGATACTAGACAGAGGATGTTTTATGAGATGCGGCATCACGGTCTAAGGAGGAAAACAAAGCCTTGGCCAACAGCTTCAGATGCACACTTTCCTCTTAGTGATTCAATAATAGAAAAGTTAAAGCCACATTATTTTCAGCAACTTTTCGCTACAGATTTAATAGCTTCATTTATTCCAAATACCCCACAGGTTGCGGAACTGACAACAGCAGCAGCCCAGTGGTTTGATCACAGACTGAAACAGAAGAGCAATCTGGAAACAGAAATACTTTCAGCAATTGACTCAACTCTGGTTAGTGGTCAGGGAATAATGAAAGTGGTTTGGAATCACGCTAAAGGTTGCTTGGATTATTTTTCAGTAGACCCTCAGCATATGATTGTCCCGCCTAGCACCAGAAATCTGGAAACGGCTGACAGGATTACACAGATCAGCACCTACACAATAGATGCTTACAGAAGAAACAAGACCTTCAATCAAGACCCTGAAGTAATTGAGCAAATCATAGGAACCTATGACGAAGATTCTGGAGATTTAACTACAAGAGAAATCAAGTATCAGAGAGAAGGGTTAACCTTTGATAGCAGCGGAAAGATAATAGTCTGGGAAGTTTACTACAGATGTCCTGAATCAGGTGAGTGGAGGATCTGCACTTACTCACCAGCACAGCCAGATCTCGATCTGCGTCCTGTGATGAAGATTCCGTATGCTCACGGTAAACCTCCGTTTGTAGCTTTCCCTTATGAGATAAAAGATCCCGGCTACTACAGCAGCAGAGGGGTAGTCGAACAGGTAGCAGTATTTGAGGCAGAGCTTTGTAAGTTGCTGAACGAAAAGAACGATGCAATGACATTGTTTAATCAGCCTCTTTACAGAACAAACAGGGAGATCCCAAATGCAGGCAATATTCGTATGGCCCCCGGTCAGATTCTGCCTTATGACATTCAACCAGTAGCACAGCAATCTCCACCTATCAGCTTTGATCAGCAGATGAACCTGATGCGGGAGATAGCCCAGCAAAGGATCAGCACGCCAGACTTTGGATTAAATCAGACTCTAGCTTATCCAGAAAGAAGGACAGCTACAGAGGTTGAAGCAGTTAGCAGCCTTTACCAGCAGAGCACAGATTTAAGGATGAGAATCTTCAGGATTGCTTTAGGAAAACTTTACAGAATGAGCTGGTCGATGCTGCAGCAATATGATGCTACAGATCTGAACTACTGGTATCTGGATACAGCTCAGGAAGTTCCACAGGAGGCACTTAGTCAGAATTACAACATTCAACCCACTGGATCTGCTGACGGAGTTAATAAACAGTTCTTATTCCAGAAAGCGATGACTCGCTTGCAGATGTTCAATAATGATCCTTTCATTAATCAAGGACAACTCAGGAAGTCCGTACTGGAAGCAGATGATGCGACACTGGTGAAGAGATTATTTCAAGATCCAGATATACAGGCATCAGATCAGGCAGAGCAACAAGCTGAAGAAATCGGAATCTTGAGACTAGGATTCCCTGCACAAGTTAAACCTGCTGATGA